TGGTCGATGCAGGGAGAGAGCGGATGCGGGAATTTCAGCCGGAAGTCAACCGGCTTGCCGCAGATGCCGCAGACCTTCTGCGTCGCGTAGATTTTCTTCTTGTTCGATTCAAACTGCCGCCGCTGCGGTCCGCTGTGATCGGGACGCGCATTCGGGCGGGCTCTTGCACCGTTCGGCATGGGTTTCTCCTTTCTCAGCGCATGAAAAAAGCACCCTTTGCAGAGTGCTTGCGTTTTATTCGGTTTTGTGTTATCATAAAGCCATTCAGGGAGAGAAAGGCAGGTGATAGCTATGAACGAAACTGCTTCTTATGATAACGCTGTAAAAGAACAACGTGCGCATGAAGTTGCGCTTGAGATCATGAAAATGGGATTCCGAGCAAGATTTGATACTCTCGAAAAAGAAAGCAATGGTGACAAGATTGTTCCGGTTGACGATCTCGTGAGCTTATACAATGCAGCATTCAACCTCATGACAAGAGGCTAACTTCCGGAACCGCCGATCACTTTATCACCGATTTTGAATGTGACATGTGCAGTTTTGCATTCAAAGTCATACAGCTTATCTACAAGCCGGTTCTTCTCACAAATAAGCAGAGCCGTTGCAGTCGGATTTCCGAAACCGCCCTTCAATACCTCGGTCAGTTCGGCAATCTCGTTTTTCAGGAAATCCTTGTATTCATCCTTTGTCATTCATTTCACCTCATTTCTCCCCGCTCTGTCTCCCGGAGCGGGTTGTTTTTGCATGAGAAAACCGCCTTGACGTTTCAAAGCGGCTAATCGTTGACAGCAGTGAGCAGCCCGGTATCCAGATTTCGGCGGTATTTTTTGGAATATACCGTGCCTTGAAATGCTGCGCTGACATTCCAGAAATTTCCGTCAAATTCAATTCGGAGCAGATTGCATTTGCCGATATCTGCGCTGCCGACAAAATGCTTGCCGGAGAGAAATCCGAAGTGAATCTCCGAGAGTGTGTCCGGCAACTCAAATCTTGGCTGATTCATATTTCCTCATTTCCGCCCCGTCTCCCCGGGGCTTTTTTCATGGGAAAACCGTTCTAATCACATTCAGATGTAACTTTAGCGGAACGCTTGCTGAAAAACTCTCGCATCGCATCATCAACTTCGGAACTAGTATAGCCTTGATTGATAAAATGTTCTGCGATTTCTTTGAACGTCACACCGCCGTCGCGCGTTGAATAGCTCAGAACAAACGCTTCAATTTTCGCTACTAGTGTCTCCATTGATTAAAGCCTCCAAAAAAGAAAATAGTTTAGGGTCTTTTTGTTTTAAGAGTTCAGAATCAGAAAAGAACGCATCGAAACCAACTGATATATATTCACGGAATGCTGTAATTGGAATTGGCGTACTATCCCACCCTGATTCTGGATAGTTGCCATAGATTCTCAACTGATATTGACTAATAATCTTTGGAGAATCTGACTGCAAAACATAAATATAGTCATTTTTGTGTGGATGCGGGATTGAAACAACACTTCCCCAGCTACTCAAGTCCAAACCATCTTCGATGATAGTGAGGAATTCAGGGTTTTGATAAAGACCGAGCATATCCCCGAAAGCGTGTCCAAGCTCATGAATGATACTGCCTGCACCGGTTGCACTGTCAAGGATGATTTCACGGGTTTCGCGATTGTAGCTGCTATATCTGCGTCCTTCTTCAATACGAATCCCTGAAACAAACTGCGAAAGTCGTTTTACAAGAGGAGCAGGAATTACGGAAATCGCTTCATCAAGCGATTTCTTTTGTTTCTTCGGCAAAGACGAAGCGCCATTAAACAAAGAAATGTCGTCGTTCTCCGCATTTATTGTACCATTTCTCGCATCCGGTGTCAAGCGTTTCGGCAAATGTTCCGCCTCTTTTGCAGCCGCCTGCTCCGCCGTCAGTCTGACCGGCTCACCCGCTCCGGCATCCGCTTCCGGCGCTTCCCATTCCCGCTTGCTCCAAACATCCTTTCGCTGCCGTCCGTTCTCGAAGGTCAAAGTGCAGTCGCAGTTGTCGTGGCGGTGATAGACTTCCTCCGGCTCCTCGCCGTATTCATAGCGCCCGGCAAGCTCTGCGCACCACTTGCAGCAGTCGCCGTCGGTCGTGCGCGTGATATAGCATTTCAGTCCGGCTCTTGCGCGGAATCTCGCATTCTCCTGCACGAAATCATCGTGAAATGACATCGCCACGGTTGCCGTCGAGCCGGCTCTGCGGACGATCTTCTCATCCGGCACGGTCGGGTCAACGAGCGAATGCGCGATCTGCTGCACGCGCTCCGCCGGGAATGCCGGACGCCGCGGCTGCATGTGGATGCCCTGCTTTTCGTCGATGCTGCGCTGGATCGCGTCGGCGGTCTGCATGATCTCCTCGTAATTCCCGCGCAGCAGCGCCGCGCAGATGCCCTCGCGGTCGTCCAGATCGAGCACAGCCTTTGCGAGCTCCTCGCTCATGATCTCCGAGCAGATGCGCGAATAAGTGAAGCTGTCGGCTTTGGTCGCCTTGCCTTTGGCGGTCTTCGCGCGGATTTTGCGCAGGCGCGGGTCGCGTTCGATGCGCTCCGCAATGATCGCTTTCAGCTCCTCGCCGGTCATTCCGCATCACTCTCCAGACCGGTCAACGCACGCAGATTGCGCGCCCCCATGAAGCCCTCCTGCGCCTGATTCATTTTGAGAATCGCATCGCCGATCGACGCCAGCCCCGCCGCATCCGGCTCGAAGATCGGATACCATGCAGGGACCGTGTCCGCGAACGCGCTGCGGCTGTAGGCGTAATCATCGCGCAGGCACGCTGCCAGATATCCCGCGTTGAGATACCCGACGCCGAAGGTCTGCTGTGCGCGCCTTGCGGTCAGCCGGAGATTCTCATGCGCTGCTCTGATCGCGCCCTCGCTGGATGGGTTTTCCGTCGCAAAGCCGAGGTCGTCCAGCGTCAGACCGGTCTCTCCGGCGAACACCGACGCCAGCATGCGCACCTGTTCAGTATACGGTGCCATCGACTGCTGCTCAAACTGCCCGACGCTCGGCTTGTCGCCGTCCTCGTCCTTGCGGAAATCAAGGAATGCCGACATGATCGCCTGCGCCTTGTCAACCTTGTCTGCCTCATCGGAGAGCCCGAGCACATAGCGCTGCGGGAAGGAATAGAACTCCGCGGAGACCTCCGCGCGGCGCAGCGTCCGCACAACTGCCTCGACGATGTGCATGCAGGCGCGGGAAATCCGCGAATGCCCGAAGGGGCGCTTGGCGTCCGGGCGGTAGATCACCGGCACGAGCAGCGCATACGGCGCCTTGTGCGTCAGCGTGAGCGCATCGTCGCGCCTGCCGTTCCGGTAATATTCGGTGATGCCCGGTCGGAAATATGCCTCGAGCGTCGGACTGTTGTTATTGTCGCGCTCGAGCACGGCATAGCCCTCGGTGAGCATGTTGGTCACCGGGTCGATGATGCCGGTCGCGTTGCCGCCGTCGATCACCTGCAGCCGCGGATAGCCGTCTGCGCCGCGTCCGATGTAGATGAAGCTGCACGCAGCGATCAGCGCTGAGAGATTCGCCGAGCCGAACAGAATGTCGCGGCTGTTGAGCCGGAAGATCTCGTTCAGCAGAAAGTCGTCGTGCTCGAAGCGGTCGAAGATCAGGCGGTTTGCGAGGTTGTCCACAGCCGTGCCGCACCAGCCGAGCGCATAGGCGATAAATTTAAGCTGCGGCGGGATCACGCCGGCGATCTCCTGCACGCTGTATTTCATGTCGTAGAAGCGGTAGCGGGTATCGACCCGCACGCGCTTTGCATTGAGCTTTTTCTTGAGATACGCGATGCCCTTCTCCGTGATGATCGCCTCCGTAGAAGAAATATGCGCACTGACGGTTTTGTAGTCCTGCGTCCCCCGATCGGGGGTCCCTCCCCCCGGTGCCGGGAGAGGGCGGCGGAGCACAAAAAAGGGCGGCAGTGCAGATCATGTGCAATGCCGCCGGAAAAAGCTGAACCTCGCTCCGTCGCTTTTTCACAAGTACAGTATAGCACAGATCAAGTGGGGCATTCAAGGACATCTTTCAGGACATTCAATGCAGTACCGTGCAGCTTGGTCGTGTGCCGGTAGCTGTAATTCATGCGCACCGCGACCTGCTCCCATGTTTTGCCGTTGATGTAACGCTCATAGAGCAGTGTGCGGTAGGGCTCCGGCACACGGTCGATCGCCGCACTGACCTCGCACTCGACGCGGCACAGCTGCGTGATCTCGGCGGCAGCTTTTTCGCTTGCGTCCACAAGCTCTGCGACGGCTTTGTCCAGTGCGATGCGGTGACCGTCCTCCGTGCGGAGCTGCTCACAGACAGCGCGCAGCTCGGCAATGTGGTCGCTGATCGCGTGCAGCCTTGCCGCCGCCTGACGGTACTGCATCAGATATGCTTTTGCTTCTTTGGCAGTCATGTGCTGTTTACCTCGCTTTCGAGCCATTCCCTGATATTGCACTGGATCGAGCTGAACGGGCATGTCTTACAGTCGCCGATCTGGCACAGAAACTGTGCAAGCTCCTCATTGCTCATTGCCCGGATTCGGTCGCCGTTTGTCTGCCGGGCGTGCTTCGGCGGGCGGAATCGCTGCTGATCGTCATAGTCTCCGCAGGCAAGGCATATCTGCCTGCCCTCCGGGATGATGCGCCCGCAGACGATGCAGGTGTTGTCTGTCATTTTGCAGCCCTCCTGTTCCATGCTTCGGCGGCTTCAGCAGCACTATGATAGATTCCGCCCTCTGCACCGCAGCCGCCTTCGTCATATCTACAAATCACGGTGTATCTATCGCGCCATCCGTCTTTTCCTTTGTATATTCGCATTGTCGGGCTTTCAAATCCGCAAAACGGGCACGGTTTCAGTTCAATTTCAGCCATTGTCAGCACCTCCGTTCGTTTCGTCTTTTGCTTGAACGAGTTGTGCAAGTAGATGCATAAAATCTCTTGCATGGGCTTCGCTTTTGAATGAGCCATATCCGCAAATTCTCACACCGTTCTTAATGCAGAGCATAGGCTTTTTTCTATCGGGGAAATTCATTGCGCCGACTTCAACGCCGTTTTTGAATATAAGCACATAATCACGCATTTTCTGCACCTTCCTCCCTCATGTCTGCGCCACAGTTCGGGCAGTATTTCCACGACGACAAATCACCATTCCGATCAAATTTGCATTCGCTGCACTCGCTATGGATAAGCCCGAACATCCCGTGCCATGTCGTGTGAACAATCCACCGCCCATGCCGCACTTCCGGCTCGATTGTGGGAAAGTCGGTTTCATCTCGCAGCGCTCTCGCAAATGCGATCATGATAGCGATAGCACCAACTCCGATTTCATCTGCATGGATTTCAGTTTCGCGCATGATTTTATCCGCCGCTGCATTCGCGTCAATCAGTCGCATCTTCGCTCACCTCCTGTTTGAGCCATGCAAGATTTCCGGCAATACATCCTTCGCCGTATCCGCTGTCGCATTCTCCGCTGCTGTATGCGCACCGATAACACCCCGTTCCGATTGCGCTCAGCAGTTCTTCATCGTCCGTCATCTGACGGATGCGGTCGCCGTTCGTTTGATCAGCCATTGTCATACCTCCTGTTCCAAATATCTGCTGCTTCTTCTGGACTATTTGCGTAGTATCCGGTTGATGCACCGCATCCGATTGTGTCAACATGATTGTGGTTACACACAACGGCATAGTGCGTTCTTGCCCATTCGTCAGAATCATCGCACTCAATTTCCGCGATTGTCATAATTGTCGGCGCTATTTTATTGCCGCAAAACGGGCAGTTACGCAATTTCAGTTCAGCCATTCTTTGCCTCCCGTTTCGGTTTCCATCGTTTCGACCGCCTTGCCTTCCGCACAATCTCCTTTGCTTCTTCCAGCGCTCTGACATAGCCGTAGAAATATGAGCATTCCGCGCTCGGCTTGTGCAGATGATACCGCAGACCGTCTGCTTTGTCCGTCAGCTTTTCGATCGCGCCGTCATAGTCGAACTCATGCACTACTGTGCCCTTCATCCGGCGCTCGATCTCATTCCAGATTGCTTTCGTAACCGCGCTCCACTCTGGATATATAGCCGGATCATGCTCAGGCTTATCTTTCCAGTCGTAGCCGATGTGCATACAAAAATAACCTATGAGCGTCTTGTCATCTTCCATGAGGATGCGGTCTATCAGGTCTTGTTCAAATTGCTCTTCCGTCATTTTTCTTCCTTCCTCCTAACCGCAATCTCAAACTGTTCGCCGGTTTCGGCGTCTTGTGCCCTGATCATCGCCCAGCACTCGCCGTTCGGATTGCTCCGTGCTACTGCAATCAGCACATTCAGCGCTGCGTCAAGTTCTTCCTTCGTCCAGTCGTTCATTTCTGCTCGCCTCCTTCAAACGCTCTGATACTCCAGCGATTCCATAACCGCTATGTTTTCCTCATTCGGCTCAATTCCAAGCCGGTGACACAGTTTTATGCGCATTTTGTGCTTTGCGATAACAAAGATGTAATTAGCAACCGCGCCGCAAAACGAATTTATCACAAGTACCGCAGCAATCTTGACAGTATCGTTCATCGCAATATTGTCAATCAGCATTGTTGCGAGTATCATAAATACGCCGAGCAGAATGTTGTACGGCGCACTTTCCGCAAGATTTATTTTAGCTGATCGGATTTCGCACCATACCGGCGTTTTTCCTCGTTCAATGTTTGCCTTCACGCGATCAAATTCAATTTTGTACCGTGCAAGATCGTCCGGTTTCTTGATGAAAAGATAATACATAGAATCAATCGCCTCCTTCCGGCGGCTCCGGCAGCGGCATCCATGCAAATACATGAAGGTCTTGCCACCCTGTTGAATCGTCTATTATCCATCTTCCTGAAAAATCGAAATACTCTCCGATGCCCCATGTTGAATACATGCAGTTGTATTCGCCATATCTGAAATACTCAAACCACACAAGAACCTTTGTGCAATTCTCCGGCATTCTTTCACTGCATGGAATCCATCTTTCTGCATCTCTGCGCCGCTTCAGCTCCTCCAGCCACTTGGCAAGCTGCTCATGCTCCGCTGCACATTTCTCGCATGATTCAGCAAGCATCTTCTGCCCGCCTTTCAGATACGCAATCGCATTTCCGGCATTGCTCAAAGCCGTATCCCTGCAATGCTTGATCGCATCCTCAATCGTCATCGCTATCACCTCACACCAACCTGATCGGCGGGGTTTCAAAATCCTCGCCGCTCTTCCGCCAAAGATGCAAACAGTACGGATGCGCATTGACATACTCGCTCTTCCGCCAAAGATGCAAACAGTACGGATGCGCATTGACATACTCGCTCTTGCGCGGATGGAACTGTACGGCGACTTCCTCGGGATTGAAAAACAGCTCTTTGACCTTGCACATTTCCTCCCATGTCGGGCAGCGCTTGCGATAGCTGCATGACACATGTTCCCAGCCCTCGCCGAAGCTCCAGATCACGACCAACGGCTCTGCCTTGATCCCATTCAGATACAGCTTGCCTGCGCCTCCGTCGATGCCGGTATTGATGATGTGCAGGCGTTCCGCTGTGATGATTTCACGCTGTGTTTTCATGCTTCGCTGCCTCCCTCCCACGGCATGCAGACGCACGCGGTCGGTGCATAGACCCGCGCGCCGGGCTGCTGCAAGTCCTGCAGCTCCGCCACCGGAACAACCCCGTTCTTTCCGCGCCGCAGCACTGCACTGATCAGCCGGTATTCGCCGCTGAGACCGTGTGCCGGGTCGATCACCCGCACGACCTCGTCCAGATGCAGCAGGATTTCCTTCAGTGTCATTCCTCTGCGCTCCTTTCCATGATGTGCACGGTCACGCGCGGCATATCGCCGTACAGCTTCTCGACAATCAGCAGACTGACCTGTGCATCGTCGCGGTATGCAATGCCGTTCAGCGCGTCGCAGACAGCTTTTGCGATGTTGTCCGCATCCGGCTTGCGCTTCGGGTATATCACACCCGCAAGCATCGCCGCGCGTTTGCGTTTGCTGACCGATCCCGGCGGCTGCATGTATGCCGTTATCGTGACGGTCAGCTCCTTGTCGCCGAAGGAAACCCCGCCGCACTGTTCGCGGTATGCGAGCTGCACACGGCGCTCATAATCGCGGGTTTTCTTCGGTGTATAGGTGCCGTTTCTCGTGACGCGCGGGCGAGCTTTTCCCTGCGGCTCTCCCGCGATCGTGAATGTAACTGTGTTCATGGTTTTTCCTCCCTGATCAGCGGGATTTGATCATAGTCGCAGACCTTCGGCTTTCGCGGACGGTATTGCGCATACTCTCCGTTTTCATCGACGTGGAAAATGTCATACCCGCTGTGATCGTAATACTTGCAGTGATTCACACGCTTTGCCTTTGCAGCCTTGTAAAACTGCCCGGCTCCGTTCGCACCGCAGGGCGCCTTTGCATCGCACAGAAAGTCTGTGCCCTCGCCGTTGTAGTCGAACGCATTGGAACAGTATCGGCAGTATTGATTCATCCCGCGCACCTCTCTTCCGTGATCAGCCCGGCACAGTTTGCCTCGACGAGCCTTTGCGCCATGAGCGGCACGACGCTGTTGCCGATGCGTGCGACTTGCTGCGTTTTCGGATACGGCTTTCCGTCGGCGTCCCGGTCAATGATGTAATCTGCAGGAAATCCCTGCATCCGCTTGAGCTCCTCGGGCTTGAGCATCCGCAGACAGATATCCGCGATCAGGTATTCTGTGCCGTTGATCACGACCGGAACCGTGACCAGCCCAAAGCAGTCATGCGTGCGGATGGTGTGCACGGGTTCATTGAGCGACTGTGCACCGCCCGTGCTGTAATATTTGATCAAGAATGCCGACACCAGCCCGAAGTGCGTGCCGGTTGCCGTGACCGTGTGCAGCGGCTCTGTGCAGCGCCTGCTCAATGCCCTGTGATGCACCGCCTCCGCCTGCAAAGCAATCAATGATAATTCCGTTCATAGCATTCCATCCATTCGCATCTGTCCTGCAATCTCTCCGTCATACTCGAAGACCTCGAGCTCGTCCGGCTCTGTGCCTTGCTCGACGGTGAGCACCGTACCGACGGATTCCGCAGGTGCGAGCTTCACTGCCGTGCCGACAGTCGTATGGATGATTCTGCGCTCCTTATCCGGTCGGAAGACGAGCTTCACGGTGATCTCGCGCTTTTCGTTCGCATCGGTGCTGCTGTCGCGGATGTTGCCGATCACCTGTGCGATCGCAGCATTCAGCTTGCCGATGAAAGCCCCGCCTGCAAATGTCTGCGGGTCAATTTTGACTTTAATCTCGTTGTTCATGTTTGACCTCCCTGAATCGGTTGATTGATTCTCGTTCTTGGGACTGCATTCTCACGCGTTCCATCTCTCTGATCATCACACAACAGATCAGCACAGTCGCTGATAACATCGTAATTGACCTCCTCAAAGTAATTTGACTGCCCGAGCATACAGGCACGATAATTCGCATAGCTCCATTGCTCAAAGGCACATTCATTCCGGCTTTTGTCGTACCGTCTGCATGAAAAGCATTCCGGCTTCGGCATATTCGCTCCTTTCATGTGTGCAGCGCATAAAACAGCCTCTCCGCTTCTTCCATGTCAATGCTGCTGTTTTTGCTGCTCTCTCCGAAATCGTTGACCAGCGCATGCACGTCGTCCATGTCGATGCTGCTGCCAGACGGCTGCGGCTTGTCCTTGGGTCTGTACCCGGATTTCCTTGGCGGCAGCACGCCCTCCTTGAGCACGATCTCTGTCGCATCCCCGAGGCTTCGGTGACTGAGAATGATTCCGGCTTGCTCAAGGCTGCGGATACCTCGAATGACCGTAGTCCTGCCAGTGCCCATGCGCCTTGCCATATCCATCTGCTTCACAGTTACCTTTCCTGTTTCCGCCCTGTCGGCATCATAGAGCAGGGATGCAAGAATGATTGCTGAAAACGGCAGCTTCATGTGCAGCAGCTCGTCCGGCAATTTATACCACAACTCGCGTCCCCTCCTTCTCTGTTTTCGTGCGATCTCTGCCTCTGATAAACTCTGATATATTCTGAATAATAGTATGATGTTGCATTTTGATACATCTGATGTTGCATTTTGATACATCTGATGTTGCATTTTGATACATCATGATGTTGCATTTTGACACATCTTGAAAGTTTTCAACATGGCAATATTGCTCAGAACGGAGGCGGACCGTCGCTCAGAATTTCCTCAAAATCACCGAGGTCTCCGGGGAGCAGAGCAGGCTGTGCAGCGGTCTGACGAGACGTCCGGGCACGCTGCTCCGACGATGAACCATCCTCCTTTGCCCCGGCGAAATACACCTGATCGGTGAGCACGTCCATACCGTAATGCTTCACGCCGTTGTTGTCCGTGTAGTTGTCATTGCGGAGCTGCCCCTCGACGACGATCAGCTTGCCCTTGGAGAAATACCGCGCGACGAATTCCGCAGTCTGCCGCCATGCCGTGCACCCGATGAAATCGGTCTGCTCGACGGCATCCTTCCGATGCGGGCGGTTGACCGCGATCCGGAACCGACAGCACGGGATGCCGCTCTGTGTCTGCCGCAGCTCGGGGTCTGCCACCAGATGCCCCATGAGAATGACCTTATTCAGCATCGGGCACCTCCGTATCACCGGGCTCTGCGGTCTCCGCGACGATGAAATCGACCGGCAGCTCGCTCATGTTCTCGGCGATCTCGTGCCGGACGCCGCCGTCTCCCGAGATCGCCGCAGCCACATCGGAGCGCAGCGGTGCATATTTCAGGCAGCGCTTCAGCACAGTCTTCTTCGCCATTTCCTCAAAGTTTGTGCGCCACGGCGAATACTCGCTGCCGTAGCTCTTGCTGTATTTCTCGGCGTGCCTGCGGATATCCTCCATGCTCATCACCTCAAATCCGTATCCGCCGGATTTGGTGCGGAAGATGGCATAGACCTTGACAGGCTTGCCGCGGTCGCCCTCCGCCGGAATGTGCCGGAGCTTGGGGTCGATGCCGAATTCGCACTCGAAGGTGTCGTTCTCATAGACGATCTGCGCCTGCACCGTCACGACATCGCCGGAGCGGTAAGCAAGGTCGATCAGACCCTTATACCCGATCTGGAACTGCACCTGCATCTTGCCCTTGTTCTTGTAGGGCAGCAGATATGCCTGACCGAGCGGCGTATTCGGCTCAAGACCGAGCTGCGCTGCATTCATCATCGCCGCAAGGAATGTGATCTGGTCGCATTCTGCGAGCTTCGGCGTCGTACTGATCGCCGTCAGCACCATGCGCGTGAAGCGCTCCGGCGTGATGACGGTCGGGAGCGCCTTTTCGATCGCGGGCGCCATGCGCTTGATCAGTGTGCGGATATCTGTGCCTGTGCTCTGCTCTGCGACCGCCTGCCGGGTCGCCTTCTGGATCATATCGGACATAGTTGTTTCCTCCTGATATTATGATTTGATTTTGAAAATGCGGGATGATGTGACCTTGAAAAACGGTGCGAGATCAATCTCCGGGTGCGCCTTTGCGAAGGCGTCCGCATCGAAGCTGCGGCGCGTCTGCGAGCGCCAGAGCACGCTGACCGCGTCGGCTGTGCCGATCTCGGCATCGCCCATGTACTGCTTGATGACAGCCTGTGCCGCTTTCAGGCGCCGATCTGCCTCCTCACGGTCGGCGCGCGCCTTTTCCGCATCATAGATCGCATCGAGGCAGGGTGTCAGGTCGACCCGCTCCGCATCCGAATCCGATTCGGGATAGATCGCGTTTAAGGCGTCTGCCGTGCTCTGTGAGCCGTCGATCGGCGGGGGTGTTTCAGTTTCCACGCCAGCCCAGAAACGCCGCTCAGCGTCTGCAAGCGCCGCGATTTCGTCCTCGTCGCGGTCGATCTCGAAGACGAGGAAATCCTTGCCGAGGATCAGCACGGCGAGGTAGAATTTTCTGAGCCCGGTCACCATCATGTAGTGCTGGCACTGGACGTAATAGGTCGCGGGATATTCCCCGCCGCGGAAGCGCTTGAGGCTCAGCGCCGAGGTCGTCTTGCACTCGAGCCCTGCCGGTTCGCCGACGATCGCTCGGTCAATATTGGCGTGCGCGAAAGGGTATGCGCTGTTGTAGATGATCGCATTGCGCCGCCGGACGCGCTTGCCTGTGCGTTCTGTAAAGCGCTCGGCGACATACTGCTCGAGGTCGTGCCCGAGCCGCATTGCCTCGTTTTCTTCGGGCGGCGGCACGAGACCGCGCTTCATCGCCCAGAGCGTGTATGCGGACATGTAAGGATTCAGCCCGACGACAGCGGATGCGTCGCTGCCGCCGATGCTGCCCATCCGCCGCAGGAGCCACTCCTCATGCGGCATCCCGACGGTCGAAATCTCTGTGATCGGCATTGACTTTTCTCCTTTTCTGTGATATACTTGCCTTGTAAACTTCGGTTTGCGCCGCGTTTTCTGTGCCAGAGAAAGCGCGGCTTTTCTTATGCCCCGAAATCCGCCGGATCAGTGTAGCCAAGCGGGTCGTATTCCTCAGCCTCCGCGGCGTCGTATTCCGGGCATTCTACGTCCTGCTCTGCGTCGCTCTCGGCATACGGGCATCCGATGCAGGTGCCCCAGTCGCAGTCGGGGCAGTCTCTTTTGCTCATGATGCTGTCACCTCCTCCGGGTCATATTCCGCACTCATCCATGTGCCCTCGATCTCGACCATCTCGCCGAAGTCGTCGAACACACAGGGGCGGTTGTCCAGCAGACGGGCAGTCTGTGCGCCGTAGCGCTCAAGCATACGGGCACGGGTGCCGTTCTCTGAGTATGCCGCGAGGATCGCGGTGTTTTTCTTGATGCGGTACAGCTCCGCGAGCTGATCGGCATAACCGAAACGCTCCATGCAGCAGCGCCAAGCCTTCGGGTGCGTCTGCCGCAGAATCGCCAAGTGATTGTCGCCGAACTGGATGTCCGTGCCGCACATGATGCAGCCGTTGCGCTTGATGTGCTGCACCGTGCCGTCCTCGGCGGTGTAGGTAATATCGTACAGCGGCGAATAAGGCAGCTGATATTTGCGAATGTATTCCCAGACATCTGCGTCTGTCCACATCCCGATCGGCGAGACGTGGCAGAACGGTCCGTCCTTGATGTGCGGGCGCTTTCCGGCGTAGATCATGCCGCGAGTTGCAATGCTGGTCATTCGCGTGTGGGATTCCGATGCCATGAGCCCCTTGAAAATCACGTCGACGCCGAGCTGCGCCTGCAACCGCTCGGAAGGCTCCTTTTTCAGCAGCTTGCAGCAGTGCTGCGAGAATTTGCAGCATCGGAGCACGTCATAATACTGCCGGAGCTTGTCACTGTCGGTGTCCGTCTGCGAATATCTGAGAAAACACTCAATGTTGATGCGGTGCGCATCCAGTTTGCTTGCTGCCTTGCCGAGCAGCGGCGCGCCATACTGCCGGACGCAGTAAGCAAACGTCATACGGTCGCCCTTGAAATAGCAGTTGGAACGGTCGAGCCTGTAGCCGCGCTTTTCCGCCGCTTTGATCAGCGCCTTTTGTCCTTTGAGCTTGCCGTCCGGCTTGAGGATTTCGTCAAGTGCGTCCTCTTCCTCCAGCTCTGCGACGATCTGTCGGGCAAACTCATATTTGAGCTCGTCCTCCTCGAGACGTCCCAGCTCGGTCTCGTGGAAACGGTCGCCGAAATGTGCTTTGCCATACTCCCGGGCAAAGTGCAGCGATTCCGGAAACTCGATGCCGGTATTGCCGAAAATGCAGTGCACGCTGCCGAACCGCACGGGAAAATTGCGCTCGATCAGGTCAGCGACGACCTGCGAATCCTTGCCTCCGCTGAATGCAATCGCGGCTGTGTGGCGCGTTTTGTCCAACGCCTCTGCGATTACGGCACAGGCAATCAGCTCCTTGTCCGTGAGCGACAGCTTCTGCAGCGCGATGATCTCTTTGTATGTAAACCGTTCCCGGAGCGCAATGCTGCGGGCTTCTTCCGGGCTCATTCGTGCGCCTCCATCCATTCTCTGATCTGCTCGCGCTCGGCGACCAGCTCGGCGATCTCTTCCTGCAGCTCCGCGATACGCTGTTCGCGTGTCTCGATGTCCAGATTGATCATGCTGATCTTGTCGTCCAGCACACACCAGATCACATGCGGCAGCTTGTCCGGCTCTGCGTTCGCGGATTTTTCGTCTGCGTTCGCGGTGTCAGATTCCGCAATCATGGCATCGACCGCCTGCTCAAACTCCGGGTTGATGCCGGTGTTCTTCATCGGCTTGTCCGCCGCCGTGAGCGCATCGCACATCTGCTGCACGTTCTCCATTTTCTTGACGATATTGCCGATTGTGGAGTGTGTTACACCGTACCGCGCAGCAAGGTCACGCTGTGTCATGCCCTCCTCGCGGTACATGCGGTAAATCTCGGCGCGCTCCTCCTGTGTCAGTCTCGGCTTTCCAGCCATTAAGCATTCCTTCTTTCTGATTTCATAGATAATATCCTTGACAGCCTCAAAGCTCATGTGGAGCCTAAAGCCTATCGCGACCACGCTGCTGATACCCTGATCAAGCAGTTCCTTGACGCGCTTCTCATTCGCCGTGAGTGCCTGTGGGATAGGTTCTATCGCAATCCTCATCGTTATACCCCTTTCCCAGGGCGATCAGCTGCGGAATTGTCACGCGGTACTCGATGCTGTCGATGTACGCCTGATAGCGCTCCTCCGCAATCTCCTCGGCGAGATCGTTGGCTTCGTCGGCAATCACATCCGCGATAAAGCGCACCCAGAGCACCGCGACGATCCCGATGAACGCCGTCAGCAGAATCACGCCCGCGAGAATGTCGTTGTACGCGCAGACCAGCGCTGTGCCGACCGCCAGCAGCGCGTATGTGATGCGGTCAGCCGTTTTCTGTTTCATGCTGTGCTTCCTTTGTCTTGGTGTACGCCTTGCGGACGGCGAGTGCCATGCCGGTCGCGAGTACGCCGGCGAGCTCCCTGCGGTCCTCTGTCTTCGCGCGCTCGATGATTTTGTGTGTCACATGCCCGACTGCCTCGGCAAGCTGTGCCGCCAGATCGGACGATGTCCCGCACAGCTCGATTCGCGCGCTTTCTTCGGTTACTTCGATTTTCAGCATGGTATTCCTCCTTTCTGACCTTCTGCGATTTTTCGCTCCTCAACGCTCCGGAGCAGTCTGGCACAGGCTTCCTCAAGTCTGGCTCTGCGTCTCTCGTATTCCTCCGGCGACAGCACCGGCTTCAATATCTCTGCGACGCAAAGCAGCTTGCCGGTTTCGGGGTTTCTGTGCTCCATGTGGATCACGCGAAACTCCTGACCGTGCTCCCAGATGTGCGCTTCATCTTCCCACCAGGTCACGCCCGGCTCCTGCGGAAATACGAGATCATTTGTCATAGCGATCAACTCCTTTCTGATATGGTATGCACGGAGCAGTGTGTTCGGCACATCAGTGCGCGCCGTCTTCCTCCTTCTTCGGCTCGGGTGCCGGCTCCGGGTATTGTGTGCGGCAGTACATCGCTGCGAGCATCTGCAGCAGCCCGGAGAGGAATGCGGTGTCCGGCGGCGGGAGCTCTTTGCGCTCCTGTCGGAATTCGGTTCTGCTTTCAGCTGCGGTCATGTGGTTCACCTCTTTCTTGTATTATTTAGAGTATCGCAAGTTCGCCAAACAATGCTGCGAGCACAATATATAGTGATTGTTCGAGATTATGTCGTCTATATATTGTGTTTTGCTATTGACTTTTCTTTCAAAAGGTGATATAATATTCATATCAACCAAACGAAAGGAAGGTGATAGCATGAATAAGCGACAGACCAGCAAGCCCGTTGCGAGCAAAGCCTCAAAGGTTCTGAAAGACCCGAAGGCAAGCAAGGATGCAAAATCCGCAGCAGGCAGCGCATTGTCCCAGACGAAGACAGGCAAGAAGAAATAAATCCTGTCAGCCGGTGAGCGGGGTGTTACCGGCACCCTGCTCATTTGGCGCTCTTTTGAACAGCGCCGCCCATGATGATTCAGGGAACATTTTTCCGATCTGTTCAACTTCACGCAACGTGAATTCTGTCTGTCCAGTCAGCTTGCGGCTGAGGGCTTCTTTGGTGATACCCAGTGATTTTGAGATGTCGGCTTTCCTAACACCGCGCATGAGAATCTGCTTCTCCAGCTCGGGGAAAATCGGCGGTCTGATTCTTGGCATTGGTATCACCTCTTTTCGATTGTCGGCAAAATGCCTGCCTTTTTGAGCAGCTCGTAGATGAACAGCCGTCCTTTCTGCGTCCAGTAGGTGTGAACCCTGCTGTGCTCAGTGCCGTCACTGCCGTTGTACACGCTCGTTTTCGTGCTTGTATAGCCTTGCTCTGCGTACTTCTGATACAGCAGCCAGATGTCGCCCTGCTTATACTGCACGCCCTGTTCGTGCAGCCACTTGTTCAGCCACACGGCAGATTTGCCAAAATCCTTTGCGATCTTGCCGATGGAGAGCAGGTCTCTGCAATTCAGCACCACATCGTAATAGCTCGCTTTCGGCTGAAGCTCTGCGATCTGCTGGCTCTGCACGGAGACTGTGAGCATGAGCTGTGCGCGTTCCTGCTGCTCAGCGATCCAGCGTTTTGCGCGTTCGATCGGGTCTTCGATCTGGTAGGAATCGCGGAGCGCGTAGCTGCCGGTCTTGCGGATGCTCGGCAGAACCTCTGCGGTCACCCAGCGGCGGAAGGGCTTTGCCTGCGGCTTGTCGCTGCGGAGAATCACGCTGTACAGGCCGGATTCGTTGATGATGGTTGCATCGCCCTGACGCCCTAAGTCAAACTTAGTCCGCTCATCATCTTCCAGTCGGCTTGCAACAACTGTCGGATTGCTCAGTTCAAGCACTTTGCACACATCGCTCAGCACCCACCACGGCTCGCCGTTCACCAGCACGGTGCGGACTTCCGAGCCGGAGAAGTCCCATGTTTTCAGTTCGGTCATTCGGTTTCCTCCTTAGTTGATTTTGATTTTATCTGTCAGGCAGAGCAGATAGTCAATACTGCAACCAAACAGACGACTTATTTTGACAAGCATATCGGAAGTAATAGGCTTTGCAGAATCACGCCAGTTGCGGTATGTTTTTTCTGCAACACCAATTCTTTCTGCGAATTCTGCAATAGTCAGACCGGTGCGCGCACGCTCTGCTTCAATGCAGTTATACATATCAGTAATTGTCGGCATTGTAGAGTCACCACCTTTCTTCACAGTCTACCAAATTTGGTGAACAAATACAGTATATACCATTTTCTGGTAAATGTCAAGTAAAACATTCACCAATTTTGGTCCATGAATTTTGTTCAATTTACCATTTTTCGGTATTCAATCTTGACATTTACCGAAAATTGGTATATTATAGTTTGGAAGGAGGTGATTACAATGATTGCAGACAGAATACATGAAGCGCGACTAAAAAAAGGCGTTTCAATGAGACAGGCAGCAATGGATATGGGGTTCCCATATACAACATATGTCAACTATGAAAAGGGAGTAAGTGAGCCAAACAGTGAAGCACTTGCTAAAATCGCCATCTACTATCAGGTCTCAGCAGATTTTCTTGTTGGGACAGATGAAATTGAATGGTTCATCGAAGCAGAAAAATTTACAAAATCCATGAATGAACGATTAGCAAACGAACGAAAACTATTGAAACAGCTTTTTCCAGACAGTGCAGATGAAGATATTGCCACTTTGCTTTACCAAATCGTTCCTGCTATTCAGATGATGAATCACGAGGGTATAAAGGAACTAGGGAAAAGAGCCGATGAACTATCTCGATTGCGTGAGTATATGAATCAGGAGACACGCGAAGTTATTGAGGAAGAAGATTGCCTTTGGGAAGAAGAACAGCGCAAAAAGGAAAACCCGCCGACCGAATAAAACAGTCGGCAGGCAATAAAAAATCCGCCCGGCGTTACCAGCACCGGACGGATTGAAAAGAGGAATGCGGTATACATTCACTCCCTACAAGCTAAGTATACCACATTCCTCCTGAAAAATCAAGGAGGAATTTTTTATGAAGAAAGTTGCATTCTACGGGCGGTATTCGTCCGCTATGCAGACCGAGCAGAGCATTGAAGGTCAGCTTCATGTCTGCGAACAGTATGCCGCTGCAAACGGTCTGGAAATCGTCCGGCAGTATGTGGACAGAGCCACATCGGGCAAGACCGATAACCGCCCGCAGTTTCAGCAGATGATCTCCGACAGCGAGCGCGGACTCTTTGAAGGCATTCTTGTATATAAGCTGGATCGCTTTGCCCGCAATCGCTATGACAGCTTCATCTACAAGCACAAGCTGAAGGAGCAGGGGATCCGCGTGATCTCTGCGACCGAGCCGCTGTCTGATACGCCGGAGGGCATCATCTTCGAGGCGCTGATCGAGGGCATGGACGAATACTACAGCGCCGAGCTCGGACGCAAGATGAAACGCGGCAAAAAAGAATCCGTCCTCAAAGGACGGTTCATCGGAAAGCTGCCGCCGTTTGGATATAAGGTTGTCAATCACCGGCTTGCTGTCGATGAGCTGACAGCGCCGATCGCGCAGGACATCTTCCGGCGGTATGCAAGCGGCGAAAAGCAAAACCAGATTCTCACTGATCTGAACCGGCGGGGCATCCACAATGCAGCAGGCAGACCGTGGAATAAAGTCAACATGACTATGATGTTCAAAAACCGAATCTACATCGGCATCTATTCTGTTTCCGATTACGGGGAAGCGGAATGTCCGGCGATCATCGAGAAAGAGGTGTTTGATATGGTGCAGAAGAAGAAAGAAGAATCCGTCCATCGCGCCCGCGCGAATAAGACGGATTTTGATTATATCCTGACCGGACACATGACCTGCGCTCAGTGCGGCGCATCGGTCTGCGGAGCGTCCATGCAGAAGGGCAAGTATCACTATTATCAGTGCCACAAGCATTGCGGCTGCCGTCTCAGGGCAGAGGAACTGCACGAGCGGGTGAAGCGTGCGCTTGCCGAATATCTCACCGAGGAAAAGATGCAGGAGCTTGCGCAGGGCGCGTATGAGGTTTATCTCAAGGAGCAGACTGCCGATGAACGACCGCTGCTGGAAAAGGAACTCTCCGGCATTGAGAAGCAGCTTCAGAACGCCGTACAAGCGATTTTAGACGGGTATGCGAGTGATGCGTTAAAGGATAAGATGAACGCGCTGGAAGTCCGCAGGGACGAGCTGAGGGCGCTCATTGAGGACGCACCGGCACCGCTGCCGAAGCTGACTTATGAAATGTTTGTTGCAATGCTGCATCTGATTGTGGAGAAAGCCGCCGAGAAAGACGATCTCACCAAGCTGATCAACACTGTCGTGAACCGAATCATCATTGACGATCAGGATGTCATCCTCTGCATCAATCTCACTGACGAAGACAACGAACCGCCTATGGAGCAGATTAAGTTTAGAGTTAAGGATAAGTCGATCAGTTCACCCGTTTTGAGATAGTCACGACCAAGGCGGCTCAAATCCTTAGTGATAACAATTCCCACTTTGCCGTCCTCGATGTCAGCCATCATCGCTTTAAAACCGTCACGCTCCCAAGTCGTTCCGGACACTCCGTCATCAACGTAGTAAGCCGTGTTGCGGAAACCATTATCATCGGCATACTTCTTGAGGATAGCCTTCTGATTGGTGATGCTGTTGCTCTCACCCTGTAACATATCGTCCTGACTCAGACGACAATATAATGCTGTGATCTTGTCTGTCATATTAAACCTTCCTTTCCGACAGATACAGCAAGCTATGTTATCATTATAGCGCACATTTTTCAATGATTCAATGCGCCGATATTCCAAAGTTACACAGCCTGCTTCTCAGGTTCTTGTCCGGATTCACCGAGGAGTTTTTCGCTCTCTCGGATAATCAGCCTTTTCAGGATTCCCGAAACGCTTTCCTTTGAAGCAGGGTTGAACACGGTGGTCACCGTGTAAGTGGTGTGTCCGATCTTGTATTCGGACGTTGCGTTAAAAGTTGTCTCTGCCTTTTCTCTTTCTACGGCAGTAATGTTATTATTCATAGCGATTACTCCTTAGCTTCTCTCTTTCTATGCTTTTAGAGCGAGGGGATTGCTTTCTCTATCTGCCTCTCTTTCTGTTTTTGATATAGCTGGGCGGAACGGCAAATGCCATTCTCTGCACAACTATTTTTGTTGTCGGATAGATTTAATCATCGTCAGCGTCAGAATGATCGTAGAACGAAATATCATCGTCCTCCTCATCACTGTTCTCGCTGTTGCTGAAACTGCTCACTGGCTTGTTACTGCTGTCAGCATTTTTTACGCCTACCAGTTTCAGCAGTTCCTCATCGGATAGACCGCTGGCTCTCAGCTTCTCCAAAAGCTGATGCTCCGAGGTGATGATCTCGTCAAGCTCACGGGGCTTGCAGTTGTACTCCTCCGCCATCGCCAGACGAGAAACTTCTTTCAGCTTGTCCTCCAGCGTTTTCTTCTTAGCCGTATCGCTGGCGATACGCTTTTCCAAACCTTTGATCTTCTCAATGAGCTGATCTCTTTTCTCTGTATAGATGCCCATAGAAAAATCACAACCTTTCATTATTGTTCTCAGCAGGCAGAGCCGAGTGACCGAAGCCCACCTGCCATGATCCAATTATAGCGCGCTCTACATTTGAAATACAAGCCGCATTGCGCACAAACTTTTGTTC